GGAACAAACAGGTGATCCTGACACTCCATTTGAGTTCTATGAGATACATTGTTGGATTGACCTTGATGAAGACGGCTACAAAGAGCCATATATCGTTTATTTAAGACGTGATACAGGTATTATTTACCGTATAGTTGCACGTTACTTCCAAGACTCTATTGAGTATAGTGGTAATGACATTATCCGTATTAAGCCTGAACAGTATTTTACGAAGTATGGATTTATCCCTAGCCCTGATGGTGGTTTCTATGACTTAGGATTTGGAAGTTTACTTGGGCCACTCAATGACTCTGTTAACACCATTGTTAATCAACTGATTGATGCAGGCACAATGTCTGTAACAGGTGGTGGATTCTTAGGTCGTGGAGTCAAGATTAAGGGTGGAGATTATACATTCAAGCCTCATGAGTGGAAGCGTGTAGACAGTACAGGCGATGACTTACGTGCCAATATTATGGCATTACCTGTCAGAGAGCCAAGTGCTACATTATTCCAATTACTACAGTTACTGATTAACTATGGTGAGCGTATTGCAGGTGCTACTGACATTATGACTGGGGTAAGTCCTGGTCAAAACACTCCTGCTGAGACATCAAGACATACTGTTGAACAAGGAATGAAAGTATTTAATGGTATCTTCAAGCGTACTTGGAGAGCCATGAAAGAAGAGTTCCAAAAGTTATATAGACTCAATCAGTTATATCTACCAAGTGACCCTATTGAGTTTGAATATAAGTCTGAACTGTCATTTGTGCTACCAGATGACTATTCTTTAGACATGAAATTGGTTAAACCTGCTGCTGATCCAAACGTGGTATCAGATAGTCAGAAACAGGCACAAGCACAGGCTGTTATGGCAATTGCAGGGCCTGACATGAATATGTATGAAGTCAAGAAGAGATATTTAGAATCCCTTAAAGTAAATAATATTGAACAGATATTGCCTGACCCTAAAGGGCCTAATGCGATACCTCCTAAGCCTGATGTCAAGATGCAGATTGAGAAAATGAAGACCGATGAACGTGCAATGAACCATCAGTTACGATTCAAGTTGGGATTAGCCAAACTGATGAGCGAAGCAGAGTTAATGCAAGCAAAAGTAACCGAATTACAAGCCAAAGCCGTATTAGAACTAGAACAGGCTGACGGAGTAAAGAATGGTCATGCTATTGCTATGTTAGAGGCTGAAATAGGTGCTAAGAGGGCGCACATGGATGGAATATTTCGTAGTATTGAGTTAATGAGTCAACTAGAAAGGGAAGCAAATGACGCAACAGGAATGGCAGGAATGGATGAATCATCCAGTAACACAGGAGTTCAGAAGTCATCTTAAACGTGCTAAATTAGAGGCACAAGAGGCTTGGGCAAACCGACAGTTTCAGACTGAGGGGGATAATCAATTTGCATTAGGTGGGGTATATGCCATCAATCAAATTTTAGAACTCGAATATGAAGATATACAGGGGGCATAATGAACAATTCAGGATGGAAGCCTACAGGGCATCGTGTACTCGTGAGGGTCGAAGAAGTTGAAAGAAAAACTGAAAGCGGCATTATTATCGCTGACATCACAGCCGATAAAGAGCAACTTGGTCAAGACTCAGGAATCGTTGTCGAGCTTGGGAATACTGCTTATTCCGACCAACAAGCTGCTTGGTGTCAAGTCGGAGACAATGTTAAGTTTGGTCGTTATGCAGGACAAATCATTAGTAAAAAACAATCAGATGACGGACTCGAATACAGAGTCTTAAATGATCTTGACGTAGTATTAGTAAAGGAGAAAGCAAATGGATGAAGTTCAAAGTGTACCACTTAGTGCTACAGAACCAACAGAAGTTGTTGAATTACAAACCGAAACGACTGTAGAGCCACATTCTGCTGACCAAGAGACGGTAAATGAAGCAAAACGTCAAGGATGGGTTCCACAAGAAGAATATGATGGGCCTGCCGATAAATGGGTAGATGCCGAAACCTTTGTAAAAAAAGGTAAAGAAATTAATGCTATTTTACGTAAGGATAATGAGTTCTTAAAGCGTGAAATTGCTGAAATGAAGTCCACAATGATGGAATTCAAGAAGTTTTCTGCTGATAATGAAAAACGTGCGTATGACCGAGCATTAGCAGAACTTAGAGAACAAAAAAAGATGGCAGTCAGTCAAGGTGACGGTGATAAGTTACTTGAAGTAGATGATGCTATTGAAGAACTCAAAGAACAACGTGCAAAAGAGGCTCAAGAGACTAAACAGGCTACTAATCAGATTGACCCTTCCTTTGTAGAGTGGAATGATGACAATAAATGGTTTGGTAAAGACCCTGAATTGACCGAAGAGGCTAATTTAATTGGTGAAACCCTTAAACGTAGACAACCTACACTTATTGGTCGTGATTTCTTAGACGAAGTGGCTAAGAGGGTAAAAAAGATGTATCCTGAGAAGTTTACCAATGCTAATAGAGCAAAACCATCCCCAGTAGAGGGTACAACAGGCAATAAATCAAGTGCTAAGACAGGTAAGTATTCATTTAATGATCTTCCGCCTGAGGCTAAACAGGCTTGTTTGAAGTTTGAAAAGCAGAAATTATTAACACGTGAGGAATATGTTAAAGATTTCTTTGGAGAATAGTATTTAAAAATGTTGTAATTCGTATACAATTCAATTATAGTAAGGATATTAAAATGACAAGAGAAAATAAGCAGGGAAGTTCTGAAGCGCAAATAAGGTCAGTTGCGGAACGTGATACAGAGGTGGTAAGGTCTCAGTCCCAACGAACTAGACGTACTTCATTTGGCGCACCAAAACTTTCTATGGCAGTAACAGTAGAAGTGCCTGGCTATCATTTATGCTGGATGAATGATGACGGTAAGATGATAGACCAAGCATTAGATAGTGGTTATGAGTTTGTCGTAAAACATGAAACCGAGATAGAGAATGGCGTATCGCCTTCAAATGTTGACATGAACGACAAAATCAAAATGAAGGTAGGAACTTTTGATAACGGTGCGCCTATTTATGGCTATTTAATGAAAATCAAGAATGAATGGTTTGAGGAAGATCAAGAAGCCATCTTGTTAGAAAATAGAAAAATAGAAGACGCAATCGCTGGCGGAAATATTAATGGTACGGTTGGTCAAGATGGAAAATACGTTTCAAGCATCTCGATTAAGCGTTCTTAAATTTTAATTTTATAAGGATTTATAATGGCAAACACAAATGCACCATTCGGATTTAGTCCGATTATTTATGGTACAAGTGGCACCAACAACCAACAAATGCGTGTTTACTGGATTCCATCTGCTGATACCTCTGCGTATTACATTGGTGATGTAATTAAAACACAAACTGGTTCTGATGCTAACGGTACTCCAAAGATTGCAAAATGCGCATCTGGCGACACTCCACGTGGCGTTATTATGGGTGTTTTACAAGCTAACCCAAATAGCCCAACACTCGTTGGAACAAACATCGACCTTACAATTACATCAGTACCTGCTACTAAAGCAAATGACTACTATGTAATGGTTAATGATGACCCAGACCAAATGTATGTAGTTCAAGGTGACTCAACTACATTTACATCGGCTGATGCTAATAAGAATGCAACTTACACAGTTGCAACACCTTCTTATTCAAATCAGTTATCTGCATCAGTTTTAACAGGCACAACTACTTCTTCTACAGCACCATTGAAGATTGTTGGATTCGAGCAAATACCAGGTACTACTATTGGTGCTTACACTCGTTTCATGGTCTTGTTCAATCAGCACGAGTTTAACAGACCGTCTGCTGGTATTTAATTAGGAGAATAAAAAATGGCTGGTATTATTACAACTGGTTCACATCCAAAGGCTCTATGGCCTGGTGTTAAGGCTTGGTGGGGTCGCTCATACAGTGAGCATCCTGTTGAGTACACAGATTTATTTGACACAACTACTTCAGACAAGAACTATGAAGAGTATGTACAGACTACAGGTTTTGGTTTAGCACCACAGAAATCTCAAGGTCAAGGCGTTTCGTATGACTCAGAAGTTCAAGGTTTTGTAACACGTTTAACTAACGTAGCATACGGTATTGGATACATCGTTACTCACGAAGAACTCCAAGACAACCTTTATGAAGTTGTTTCTAAGAGACGTGCTGCTGCAAATGCTTTCTCTATGCGTCAAACCAAAGAGAACGTAGCTGCAAACGTATATAACAATTCTTTCAGTTCTTCATATAAAGGTGGCGATAACGTATCTTTGTTAAACGCATCACACCCTAATACATCAGGTGGTACATTCTCTAACTTATTGACAGTAGCTGCTGCATTGTCTGAAGTTGCGATTGAAAACTTGATTATTCAGATTATGTTGGCACAAAATGATCGTGGTTTACGTATCAACTTAATGCCACGTAGTTTAGTTGTTCACCCAAGCAACTGGTTTGAAGCAAATCGTATTATGAAGTCTGTTTACCAATATCAAGCAAACACAGCAGGTACAAACGCTGTAAACGTACTCCATGCTACAAACGCATTGCCTGATGGTATCAAGATGAACCATTACCTCACATCAACAACTGCATGGTTTATCCGTACAATGATGCCTGCTGGTACTGGTATGATTCATCAAGAGCGTGAAGCAATCACTTTTGATATGGATAATGACTTCGATACAATGAACGCAAAAGCTAAATCCTACGAGCGTTATGCTTTCGGGTGGGGCGATCCACGTGCATTGTGGGGAACTCCAGGAGCCTAATAAACTCTGACGTGAGAAGTATTCCCCCTAGTTACCAAAAATATCTAGGGGGTTTTTTCTCTAATATATTGAAAGGAATTATGATGGCAG